ATGATAGCGCTGAGTGATTTTTTTAGTTATTATAATATAGAATAGCTAAATATGTTTGAAGCAATTGTTATACTTATCATTTTGATCCTTCTTGTAAGCATCGTTGTATCTATGTACTATATCTATGATTATTACACGAAATATGCTAAGAAAGTTGATTCAAAGTTTAACAAGATGGATGTTCGTATGGACGGTGAACAACGAACGCGTATGAGAACGATGAATCAGGTGGTGAATCAGATAAATGAGGTAAATAACGATATAAGCAAGGAAGTGACGAATGCAAATCTATCCATAACTCAAAACTCAAATAACATTTCAAATGTTTCAAAAGGTATAAATTCGGTGTTTTCTTTTACATCAAATATCAATAATGTGGATAGCAATCTTACGCTATCTGATCTCCCAGGATCTGCTAACACAAATATGAGTCTACTTTCTCATGTTACAGCATTGGGTGGTTTTAATATCAACGATCTTTACTACACGGGTGCCAATGATAAAAAACAATTCAATGTTTCTGGAAAGAACAATACGAGCTATATCACCATGCCAGATGCGAATGGAGCAATTAGCGTAAAGGCCCCCTTGGCTTTTAATAAAGGATCTATTTCTGGAGCCTCTATATCCGCCGTTGGAGCAAATCAAGGATATATCAAAACAAAATCCTTAGGTCTCGGAGCAGGTGTTGCTCCAACAGGTACAGGTAGCGCAGATCCTGTCAACCCGAATGCATCCATGCATATTATGACCACAACGGGTGAAGCTACTGATGTAAAAGTTCCATTCAAAATATCGGTGGATTCGACAGATGTATTAAAAATTAGAAAGTCAGGGGTAATGGTTGCCCGAGGTATTTATTTAAGTCCAAATATGAGCGAAACAGCTCCTAAAACCAAAATAGAGGTTACGGATAGTGGCGAGCTTGTTATAACTCCCCCGTCTTCTTCTTCTGAACAAAATGGAAAAGGGAATTTGTATATTAATGGTAATATAAAAGCTTCCGGAACCATCAATACGGTAGGAGGTAATATAACTCAAACGGCAGTCACCGTAGGTGGTCCCGTGACATATACTGGAAATGAAGGCTTCTCCAGCGGTCCTATTGTGATGGAGGGTGATGAAAAACGCACCGCTACTCCGGTAGATTATATGAATTCTCGTTATCTCCTACCTAAGCCCCCTGCTTGCATGTAATGCTTAATTAAAATAATATGATTTATCATATCAAAAAAACAATTTTCTTTCTTCCAGAATGTATAGAGTTATAAACAATATGCCTTATGAAATTATTCTATTTATGATCATAATAGCGTTAGCATCGCTGTTAATATATTTAAATTACCGAAAAAATAAGAAAACAGAACCATTCGAGAATATAGTAATCCCCTCATCTTATTCGCTCTACAAACAAAACGATTCTATGAATTTTGATAAACAAACAAAAATTTATAAAGATACAATGAGTGATAATAAAAGTTTAATGCATGTTTATGGATGCGGTATCAATATAGGTATGGCTCCAAACGCTTTAAATATACTTGTACAAACTTCCGCGAAAGGACTATTTGTTATTCCATTTGATATAAACACGGAGAACTTTAGTGATGTAAATGCGAGGGTTTATAATATGATACAAAAATTTTATGATGAAAATGGTCGTTCAACCATACAAGGGCAAGTATATGTAGTAATTTCACAGGCACCTTTTTATAGAGATGAAAATGACAATCTTCTTGCTCTGCAGTACAATGCGAATAGTTATCTTAATCTTCCTGTAAATGTTATGAAACCAGGTGTGACTACAGCGAGTACTCGCATACAGTTTTATTGTTATATGATATTTACAGCATATAACAATAAAGGAAAACCTATAAAAGACGAAAAAATACGTAAAATAGCAGTATTGAATATTAAAAAGAACTTCCGGCATAACGAAAGTTTATGCTTCATCTCGTGTCCTCTTCATAGCGATCTTCCATGCGGATGTTCAAGTCAAGATGTTCCCTATCAATCAAACTGTCTTGAAAGTGAGAGACCTACAAAGATGTCGGCGGGTGAAAAATATTCATACGCTATTTTGTATCGCATAAATTCGCGTTTTTCAGATTTAACGAGTAATGGAATATTGGCGAGCGACTATAGCGATTTAGATTGGTCGCCAGATACAATAAATCCTATACCAACTCTGGAAAATCCAAACCCTAAAGAAGGGAAAATACTCAAGAAGCCATATTCGGGTGGCCCTGGTATTATCATGTACCAACATTGTGGTTTTAAGGGATGGAAATCTCAACTTATTCCACCTGGCAAATATACAATGGATCAACTAAGATATTATGATGTGAAACAAGATGTCAGTACATATCAGGTATTCAAAAATGTAAAGGTTAAACTGTATCTGGTGCCCAATTTTGATAACCCGATTCCTATTGATACAAAAAATGGATATATAACAGGAACATTGCCGTGCTTTACTAAATACAAAAATCTAAACGATAATTTACAAGCAATTGAAATTATATATGATAAAAACGAAATAAAGAAACAAGACAAAATAGAAGAAAAGAAACAAGAAAAGAAAGAACAAAAGAAAGAAGAAAAGAAACAAGACAAACAAGACAAAAAAGATAAAAAGGACGACGATGTATTTGGAATGATAAAAAATAAATTAAATTTTTAATTCGCCTCTTTTTCTAAGTCATCTTCCTCATCAATAAATTCAACTACCTTAACGACTCGTTCTCGTCTTCGGGATGGCTGTTTTTCTACAAAATATGTATCTGGACCATTTGCTTTCATTTCTTCTACTTCTTTCCAAAATATATCAACCTCTTTCATAATATCGTCCCATCTTTTAGGATCAAATAATACTCGTTGTGTAAAATATTCCCTTATTTTCCAAGGTGTAATCTTTACAAGGTGTTTCGTCTCTTTTTTAATACATTCTTTTGCCCATTTCCAAGCATCCGTAGGTGTTAAATATTCGGGAGAATAATCATAAGTCATTGTACCATTGTCGCTGTACTCAAGAACGATACCGTGATCTACTGTACTTTCTGGATCAATTACTTCTAAATATTTTTCAATATCCTCAAAATCGGCAATACCGCATTCTACATAATCACATTCGGATAGACCACATACCGCCATCTGTCCTTGCATTTGAATTTCATATTGTTCCGGAATTGTACCATCAATCTTTCTTTTTATAGGGCATTTTAGTTCAAGCATAATCCCAAGCTCCGAAATACCATCCGGTGATGCCCCAAAGTGTTTCACTTTTGGATGTGGCACAAGACCAAATTCATGAATCTTAATATCACCATTTCGCTGACAATAGCTACGATTTGCTACTGTTTCAAACATCGTACCCCATTTCATAATATAGCTTGAAATAAATGGCATAAGCTCAGGAAACGCTTTCTTTTTTAAGAGATTCTTTCGTGTTTCAAACTTACCACGACCAATGGAAGTAGCTGTATCACTTGCTGTAAGACGACCTTTACGCATTTCATGCCATTCTGGAGAACGCTGTTCTACCTGTGGCATTTTAAGAAGATCAATTAACATAATACGAAATTCTCTTATTTGAGCAAGTCTTTTTTCAATCAATGTATCACACATTGTGATTGAAAAATCACGGACTAAAATATCATGAACCTCTTTTACAATTTTTGATTCCTCTGCCGTGTCAATATATTCTGGAGTGGCACTTTTCATCAAAGCCCATATGGCATTGTCGACATTCGTATGAATGTTCATTTTTACTTTACTTCGTTATTTGTATATATATAACTTATCACACACATATATATCGTCAAATGCCTTAATACGATTCTTCTTTCTTTTTCTTACTTTTCTTAGCGCGATCTGCCTCAAACTCTCGTACGGATTTTAGAAATTTATTCATATCATACGACATAGCATCTTCCTTTAGTGTATCTTTTGATTTTATCCTTTCTTCCTCTTCTACTTGATTATGTTCTTTTACGATTTCGGTTTTACTTTTTAAGAATTCTTCTAATTTTTGAATGTAAATATCCATTTTATTCGTCCTGTTTATATATCCATGAAATAAATTATAAATCAATTTTTTATATCGTATTACACAAAAATTGATTTAAAAATGATCACCTATGTAATAACAATCTTAATATCTCTATTATAAAATGAATTCCAATCTTTCAAACTTGACCTACGACATGTGCGACCGCCGTATCTCCTCTATGTGCGGATGTAATCGCAAAGAGCTTGCCGGACACCACCACGCTGCCGTCTTCTTTCGGTCAGGTTCAGCTCCTCCGCTGCTAAAAGTGCATGGCCTACGGAGAAAATCATGACCATAATATTGGTACATCTTTCTGCACAA